CCTATATAGTATAAATAAGGATGGTACGGTTCTATGTAGCAGAAGATGGTATCCATAAGTATGTAGCTGAGTTTTCTATGCCACCAAAGACAGTTCCATTTGGAGCAATAGAGTATGAGGACTATACTCAGCATCATGATCTAAAACGTAAGAAACTATATTTGAATCGCCATCGTCGTCGTGAGGATTGGACTGATCCTAAAACTGCTGGTGCGTTAAGTCGTTGGATACTCTGGAATAAACCATCACTTGAAGATTCGCTTCGTGATTATCTTGATAGATTTAATATGCAGTTAGAATTCTAATTCAAAGCCAATATACTATTCAAGCAGTTCGTATCACCAATATACTTATTGATATACTCGTTTTCCTTTGCTAATATCTGTGCCTTACTTTCGCAAGGAAAAGCTTCTACTAACTCTATGGTAACCTTATCCCATCCTATCTGATTGAAGTATCTATACAGTCGTCGTCCTGCTATGTGTTTGGACTTGTAGTAGTGTTCGTTCCTTCGTAGGTTCAGAGACCTTTTTGTACTTCCATAATAGAATCTATCGCCACCACTTAGTTTATAGATTTTACCTTCCATTTTATTATATCCCCTACGAATATAATTTATGGAACTCTCTTCGAAAGATATTGAGCGATTCTGGAAGCATGTAGAAAAGACAGATACGTGTTGGCTTTATAAGACCAATTCAAAACGGAAAGCCCACCTATTCTTTACTCAGAGTAATGGTAAGAGAAATGAATACTATGCAACAAGAGTCTCCAAGTATATCAACGGAGACGATATTGAGGGAATGTATGTGTATCGCACTTGTGTTACTCCAAGCTGCATTAATCCTATACATTTGGGCGTTGGCAATAAATTTGATTTGGCAGAAAACCTAAAACGATTAGGAATCAAAGTTGGAAGAAAGCCCAAGGTTCCTGAACCTAAGAACCCAAATCCATTGCTTGTTCGATTCGATTAAAATGGATATCTTTTTATATACGATAGTAATAATAATGGGATATATGCCAAAATCAAAAAGTGATAAATGGGCGACACCACAGAAATTGTATGATGAATTAAATGATGAATTTCATTTTGATTTTGACCCTTGTCCTATAACTTGGAATGAAGGAGATACGAATGGATTAGATATTGAATGGGGAGAATCTACATTTGTAAATCCCCCTTATTCAAAAGTATCTAAGTGGATTGAAAAGGCACATGCTGAATGGAAGAAAGGTAAGAAGATAGTAATGTTAATTAATGCTATTACAGATACAATAGCATTTCATAAATTTATTTATAATCAGGCTGAACTACGATTTATCAAAGGACGAATTAAATTTGTAAATCCTAATTCTCCTAAGTTAGCACCTTCTCCTAAACCCAGTATGTTAGTAATATATAGATAAATCTAGATTCGTCAAATGAAAATGGATTCTTTTTATATATAATAATAACAATCGAAATGAAAACTCTGGAAATCTTCGCAGGCACTCAGTCGTTCTCAAAGGCAGTCAAGCGCAACTCAGATAAGCATGAAGTTGTGACAGTTGATATTCTAGATAAGTTTAAGCCTACAATTAAGACAGATATCCTTACTTGGGATTATAAAGTATACAAGCCAGGATACTTTGATGTTATTTGGTGTTCTCCTCCTTGTACTGAGTATTCAATCGCAAAGACGAGAGGTGAGAGGAATCTTGAATTAGCAGATAGTCTTGTTAAGAAATCATTTGAGATTATTGACTACTTCAAACCTAAGGTATTCATGGTTGAGAATGTTGGGACTGGACTTCTTGTGAAGCGAATGAAAGATATCCGTGATGTTCCAATGTATCTTGTAGATTACTGTTCCTATGGTAAGATGTATCGTAAGAGAACTGCTATTTGGTCTAATACTTCATTTGATTTTAATCTATGTTGTGGTGCTGGAAAATGTCATGCTATGAATGGTAAGAAACATAGAGGTAGTGTTGGTAATGGACGATCGGAAATCAAAGTGAGTTCTATATGGGAGAAGGATGCTATTCCTGAATCGCTTGTAGATTATATTGTTGAGAAGTGTAGAAGAGAAATACGTAAGGCATGGATTGATGAGTATATAATGTACTATCCTGATGATGAAGATGATGATCGTGAATGGAACGAAGAAGATGGTGAATATTAACAAAACCAATTTGATGTTCTAACTTCTGGTGCCATTTTTAACTCTTGAAGACTATATAGTTCCTTAAAGACAAGCTTTTGATCTTTATCTGGTAATTCTGAACAGCACCAATGGGCTACCTGTATCATTAGAGTACGATATTTCATAATTGCTTCAAGACGAGTTTGAGGAGCTTTTTCTAGATTCTTTATTATTTGATGAAGTAACATCTTTATTTAATAGGAGCGAATTTACAGAAGCAATTCTTTCCAGGACAGGTTGCTTCAACCTTACGAACTTCCTTTTTCTCTACCCAAGTTAGTGCTAGGAATGCTTTGGATTCAAGAGGAGGGAGTCCAGCTGCAATATGAAGAGCGAGACTAGTACTCAGAGTCTCATATAGTTTCACAGCATCTTCCTTTGTTTGGACTACATTCTGACTTAGCATATCTGTCATTAGTTTAACGAGTTGAGTTTGGGCTTCTGACATTTAGTATTAGTATAGAATAATATGTTGTTAAGACACCGATTAACATATCGGCTTGTCATTGATAGTGAATTAAGAGATATTGATTTTACTGGTGCGCAAATTGAAATATATCGTTTGCTTAATAGTCCAATAGGATGGGAGAAGTATGGATATACTTTTGTACCTGTCCTAGATAATGAGGAAGTACTTATTAGAATATCTACGCCTTTTACTATTCGTAATCTCGGAGGAGATTCGCAATTGTCGTGTGCTGAATTAGGTGGGCATGTTATTCATCTCAACGCATATCGTTGGCTATATGGAGCACCAGCTTCAAAGTTACCACTTGACTTATATAGACAATATATGGTATCGCATGAGATGGGGCATATTATGGGATTAAAACATGTTCCTATACCTGAACATGGACCTGCTCCTATTATGATACAGCAGACTCTCGGAATAGGAAACTGTACTCCCAATTGTGAGCTTTTTTTGTAGTGTATATTCAAATGACATATCAGTCTAGTCCTAACTATCCGTTGATATTCCCCGATCAGGCACCTCGTCTGAATCGATTTGGAGTTCAACCTTTGAAGGCTAACGTTGTTCATCATGCTCAACTTGAACCTGCTGCACATAAATCGCATCCTTCTTGGAGAGAGGATGCACATAAGATGGCACTAGCAAAAGTTCAGAACACGAAGAGCTGGCAGAATAGAATGTTGAAGGAGATGCCTTCTGTGAAGGGGAAACAAGCCTATACTACAAAGCGTCATGTGATGTGCTGTGGATCATGTAGTGGAAAGTGTGGTGGAATATGTGGTGGAGCTCAACTTACTGATACTGATATGTCAGGTGGTCGAGTACTTAATGGATTAGTTTGGAATCCTGATCCTAGATATCCTGTTCCCGATTCAGCAATAATACAAGCTATTAATAGTGTAAAAGCTGCTAAATTTGGAACTCCTGAATGGGTTCGTGCAAATCAGTCTCTTTCTCAAATACTTCGTACAACAAATTATAGTTTTTTGGGTGGTAGTTCTGGTGGTCGTTCAGATGCTATTCAGGATGATATTGATGTTCTATTGAAAAATCGTATTGGACAGTATGGAGAGATTGATAGTGCTAGTTTCTTTGCTGTGAGTCCTGATCGGTTATATACTCCTATTCCTGTAACAGATCCATTTGGTATGGATGCTTTATTTGCTGATATGATTACTTCACTAGATGCTGGTGAGATTAAACCAGCTCTTTCTAGAATTGGTACTATTACTAATTCCTTGATGACAAATGCGGATAAACTTTCTATTAATTCTTTTGATACATATCTAGGAGTAGTCCGCCGTGCAATTCAAATCGCAAACGCAATGAATAATGAAACCTTTTTTAGACATGAGGGTACAAATGTCGAAAAAAGCAAGGCTATCATAAGTGCTATTATAAAGGAACTTGAAGGACTTGGTGAGTTCTTAGTATTGTTTGTTACATATGCGAATCGTCCTATTGCAGAGCGTACCTCGCTATTGGCTAACATTCGCAAGAACTTACTTGCTGAATCTCTTAAAAACTCTCGATGGACGATATCAGAATAAATCTCATGGATATATATAATGGCACATAAGATACGAAAGGTTCGTAATAAGAATCTTTATTGGATCGTAGATCATACAGGAAAGAAACTCATCACACATGCTGTGTCTCTTTCACAATTAAAAGGTGGGGATTTTACTTGGGAGGAAGTTCTTGGTTCTGAAATTAAACAGCAATTTACTAATCCTGATTCAACTCTTCGTAAATATGTTATACCTGCTCTTGAAGCTGCTGTTATGATAGCTTTATTACTTGTTCCTGGTGTTGGAGAAGCTGTGGATGGTGCAATTTTAGCTGCGGAAGCTGGTGAAGCAGCAGAAGTTGGTTTACTTGCTGCGGAAGGTCTTGGAGAAGCTGCTACTATTGGTGCAGAAGCTGCTGCTGCTGCTACTACTGCGGCAGAAGCTGGTGCTGCTGTTGCAGCAGAAACTACATCATTTCTTGCTACTCTTACTGCATATGGTACTACTGCGGCAGAATTAGGACAAACAGCATATACTGCTTATCAATTAGCAGAAGTAGTACAAAATGGAGGAAGTCCTTTGGAAGTTACAATAGCTACATTAGGATTAGCTGTCAGAGTAGCAGGATTACCTGGTCTTTCATCTGCTTTAAAAGGAACAGGTATTACTGCTGAAACACTTACTATGGTTGCTACTAATCTTGGTAGAGCTAAAACTGCTCTTGAACAAATAGATGCATTCCCTGGAAATGTTAATAAATTTCAACAGATATTAATGGATAGATATCCTGCTGGATTACCAACAAATACTGATGCTAAACTTAGAGCAATATTAGAAGCTATGTTGGATACTGATAATGAGAATGGATGGTTATTTGGTGGATTTTCTGAATTAAGAGATCCTGATGGAGGACCTGCTGATTTTATATTACGTTATGGTACATATGTTCCTAATGCTATTGATGAAGGAAAAAATTTCTATTCTACACCAAGTTTATATGATTGTGGTGATAGATCATTACCTACTGCAACTCCAACTCCTCCTAGTGGTAATCTTGGTTGGAAATCTCCAAGTTATTATAAAAAGAAAATTGGTCCCTTTGTGAATTCTGGTGCTGAAAAATTTGATCCTACATGGGTTAATTCATATGGTAGTGCATCTACTGAATTAAATAAATATTATTTAGGATTGACAAAATCATATGATTTGAAAAAGGTTATTCTTGATATATTTAATTCATATCCTAAAATTGAAGCTCCTAATCTTGAACAAAATATTGAAATTGCATATAAAAATATGATATCTGGAAATAAATCTGTTTCTTCTGCTCCTTCTACATATAGTCAACCTGAACAACCTTTGATAAATCCATTAGAACAACAACTCAAAGATGCTAATGTTACTGCTGGTGATTTAGAAAATGCTCGAAATATATTAAAATTATCACCTGCTCAACAAGCTGCTACTCTTCCTTATTATACTCAACCAAATCAACTAAGAGCATTAGAGTTAGCTAGAAAATTAGATACTCTTTCTGGTGGAGTAGATGCAAGTTTAGATCTTAAAAATACAAATCCAAATGCTGGTGGTCTTCTTGAATTAAAAATTGTAGCAGTTCCACTACCATATACTAAAAGTTCATTTGTAGATGGAAAGAATAATGTTTGGAATCTTGGAGCTAATAGTGCAGTATCTGGTCCAATATTTAAATATGGAGTACCATATATTACATTAAATAGTGAATTAATACCTCATCTTACACCATATAATGTATATTATCCAGTATATCCTAATGATGTTACACTTATTAATAAGATTACTTCTACTGAATCTGATCCTGAACATGATTTAGGAATTAAAATTCTTACTATTGGTTCTTTATGGAGTCCTTCTGGTGGAAATTTACAAGACGCAATTGATATGAATGGAATATTAGCATATTGGTTTATGACACAAGCTGGTACATATGTTGATTTATCTTTGGATGCTTTGGATTATTTGTATTCTACTGAACAGATTACTAACTCTACTGCAATAGTAAATATTGCTACTGTAATTTGGTCTCTTAACCAACAATTAGGAGTTCAACAAAAGATAGCAGCAAATGCTTTTACGAATGATAAGCTACTAAGTACTCCTTTAACACTAGATCAGGCAGGAGTTATAGCAACTGGTAAAACAAAAAGTTTTTATGAAGCTACTATTGCGAATAGAAATGATAAAATGCGTATTTATCAACAGTTAGATTTAGATTCACATGCCAACGTTAATAGTTTAATATCTCAAATAAGTACAGAATTAGGTAAATTTAAAACTGCTGTTGCTACTTTCCAAAAAGGATGGATGGATTATATGACAACTAAATACAATGGTTATGTTATAAATTTAAAGTTGGCAAGTGGAAGTCTTGATATAGGAACAATACGATTTCCAGGAGTATCTGGATTTGCGGATCCTAATACATATATATTAGATAATCCTATACCTCTTTCTAAGGATCCTGATGCTTGGACTAAATTTGTAACTAATGCTAAGAAGAATATAAATGATAAATATGGTTCATCCATTACTCTTAAATATCCTAATGGACCAGTTGATTATTATGCTGCTACAAAATTACCATATCCAGTTAAAGAATTAGGACAATATTCTGTTGAAGCATTTGTTGAATGGTTATCTAATGAAGTATTCTATTCTAATAGTAGATATAGTCAATTAGCTCCCTCACCAAATACTTCTGCTATATTAGTTCCATATATACAGAGCATAATTGGTACCAATTCAACTATTGGAGCATTATTTATTAAGCAAGTGGAAGCTGCTGCATTTCAGAATTATGTTAAATATAATCCAACATTTCCACCTGTACGATTTATTGGTTATGTAAATCAACCTGGTGTGAATGATTTATCTAATGAGATTATAAATCAATGGTTAGCATATTATCGCAATTATATTAATAAAGTTCATTTAGGTCAAGAAACAGTTAATCCAGATACTGATCCTTCTGTACCTGATATTCCATTTATTCCACCTTATATTACTGGTCAATCTGGTATTCGAATGGCAGATGGAACTATACAACCATTTCATTTCGAAGAACCTCCTGATACTAGTATGAATGATCAATTCGAACTGGTGGATGAACCTCCTCTAACTGGTGGATTTATGTCACGTAGAAATAAGGGAACTCCTGCGTATATGTTAATACAACATAGAATGAGACACAGAGTATAATCTTATGAATATATAAATGCCATATAAGCTGAAAAAGGCAAGAAACAAACCTCTTTACTGGGTTGTAGACAACACAGGAAAGAAGTACGAGAAAGAACCTATTCCACTGGAACGGGCTAAGAAACAGATAGTAGCACTACATATTAGTACTAAACATGCTGGTGGAAGTCTTTGGAGTTCTGTTGTAGATATTGTCAATAATATTCCTGGTTGGACTACTGCAATGGTGAGTAACAAATATACTCGGGCAACACAGAAGTGGATTGATTCAAATAAGGGTAATACAGTGGAATCAGTAACTGTTCGTCGTGCTCCTATTCCTGATGGACTTACAACTGTTTTTGATTTGATAACTGCTGGACAGTGGAGTCCTGGTGTTAAGGCTGCGGGATACGATAAAATGTATCATTTGAGTATTCTTATCACAAATCAGAATGGAAAGCCTTCTCAGCTTGAAAAGTTAGCAAATTTAAATTTTACTGACAATATTATTGAGGAACCTAATACAACATACAAGAAAATATCAATTCCACGTGGAATAAATGTTGGAGAAATGTTAGCTAAGACGCACAATGCTATGGGAACTACAAATTACTTTCAGTATGATGCGTTCTCTAATAACTGTCAGACTTTTATTTATAACCTATTAAAATCCAATGATATTGGAACAAAGGCTGATTATGATTGGATACTTCAACCAGTAGAAGAATTGCTCAAACGTGAGCCTGGATTTCTACCTGGACTTGCCAAGACAATCACAAATATTGGTTCTATTTGGGGAACTCTTTTTGGAGGAGGTAAGTTTCCTTCGTTAAATATTCTACAAAAGATTGCTACACAAGCTAAGTCAATGAATCCTATTGAAGTAGAAGGTTGGAAACCAGTATCATTCACTCCTACTATGAAATTTTATAGAAAGGATGATGTTATTGTTGTAAGTATTCGTGGGACTGAAAAGACTGATCTGGAAGATTTGAGTGCTGATGCAAGTATTGCAGTTAATAATCTTAATAGTTCAAACCGCTACAAGAAAGATTACCAAGCAATGATAGACTTTTATTATAAATACAAGGCAGTTCCTCTTTATTATTATGGTGTTGGATACTCACTTGGTGGTGCTATAATGGATAGACTAATTAGTGAAGGATATATCAAGAAAGGAGTTAGTTTTAATCCTGCGATTGAACCTTCAAATATAGTGAATGATTCTTACCTAAAAAATAGAAGAATATATATCAAAACTGATCCTTTATATTTAGTTATGGGGCAGTTTGCAAAGGGATCAGAAACTGTATCTGGAAAAGATGGAAAATTCTCTCATAGTTTATCGAACTTCGACGATATTGTGGGAGGATTGAAGGGAAGAGGCGAGAAGTTTCCTACACTTGAAAAGGAAGGTCCTTTATATGTTTTGAAATACAAAGGACGAACTCTATCACGATTTGTTAAGAGAGAGGATGCAATAGCTGAATTGAATACATTCCTTTCTGATAAAAACAAGCTTAAAAGAATTATACAACAAATTAAAAATATTACTTTTACACCTAAACCAAAAGCTCCTGGATCTAGTTTAGAAGATGAACTTGGTGGAGGTGTACGGTATCCTTTTTTTAGTTCAAATGTTCCTAGATATGAAAGACTTGGTCAGGATGAAACAACACAAGAAGCTATTCTAGTTCCTATTGAGCCTGATTATGAAGCTCGCCCTGAACCATCTGCTCCTATTGCGTATGCGTTTCCAGTTATGATTGGTCCTGAACCGTCTGCTCCTCCATGCTATGCAGAACCAGATATTCATATTGGAGCACCAAACATGCGTGATATTGAGCGTAGAGTTCATGAGAATGCTGCTAACAGAGTAAGACGACGAGAGGATTTTGAAGTTGAATCCGAATCTGAATCTGATTCAAGTTCAAGTTCAGATGAAGAGGATCCCGAACGTGTTACACGTTCAGAAGAGGAAAAGAGATATTTAGAATCAAAAGCAATGACACCAACCGACCCCCAGGGCGGTAAGAAACGTAGACACATCAGGAAGTATCTAAAAGGTATGGGAATCCCTGCTACAAAGAAGAATATCGACAAGGCATTGTCAGCATGCGAAGCAGAGGGAGTAGTATTTTAAACATCAATTACATATGCTAAAATAGTTTGTTTATGTTCTAAATATGTAGCAATAATACGATGAGCACCATCTAATAGCGTATATTCTCCATTTTTGAATGCTATCCATATAGGTTCTGTATATCCTTGTTGGCGTATTACTTGTCTATGATATAAAACTGATTCTAAATCTTTTTGTCCCCTAGGACTATCTTCTTTGGGATAAGGATTTGTTGAAAGACGAGCTGGATTAAAATTATTTAGTTTTCTACATTTTGCTATTGGAAATCTAAATAACTTGCTCTTAAAAATATGATAATACGAAGCTATATTCAATGATGAAAATAGTTTTATATTTACTGATGTTTCTACGGAATCTTTTATGATTTGTAGAGCTTCCATTTGTATTAGATATATATAAAACATATGGTGGTGGACGGTGGACGGTGGAGAGTAGGAAAAACACTTCACCATATATACCCCTCCTCAGGAATGCGATCTGTCAGGATCCTGCGTCCAGCATCCTCCCAGCGAATTGAAAAAAACTGTCCAACTGTCCACTACTGTCCACCTTTTACTATTATTATATTCTATTATTAAATAATAGATAAGAAATAGGTAAGAAAGAAGGTGGTTGTATAAAAGTAGTAGGGTGGACAGTTGGGTGGACAGTTGATCCTAGCTTTTGAACTGTCCACCTCAGAATTCATACCACCACCTTTTATTTTTCAAAAAGTCAATTAACTCTTGTGTATTTGATGTATAAGTAGTAGAAACTTTCCCAAATTTCTTTGTAATAACTGGATATAACTTCATATCTCTACCAAATTTGGTTTGATTTATATCAAATTTCGTTGATAATTTCATATCATCCATTAATTCACGAGCCTTCCAGTTCCATGTATTTACCTCAGGAGATTCCTCAATAAGGCGTTGAAAAAACTGAGCATGGTATGGAATAAATGATTCTTTAACTGTCTCATAGTATTCTGTAATGGGACGATCACATGGATTAAAGTTTGATATATCCAAATTCAATAAATAATTATAATATGCTTCAAGAGTGGATTTCTTGTTAAGAGTCTCATGAGTTGACTTCCAAAATTCTAAGTCTCCAATACGTTTAGAAGATGCCTTAATTAATACAAATCTCCTATCACTTTGTTCAATTGTAACTGGCACTTCTGCATTTGTTGTCATGACAACACGAACGTAAGAATCTAATGTAATAGTACCAGCACCTTTATCTTCATAGGCTTCCTTCTTACATGTAATTAAATTCTTCAACTTATCTGCGTGGTTTTTGTTTGTCATAAACGAAGCTTCTTCAAATTTTATGAGTAATGTTTTTTTTAAGTGTCCATTGAACCTACTAAAAATATTATTCTCTGCATTTCCAGTATTAAAAAAGTATTCTCCAAGCATTCGTCCTATAAAATCAAAGTATGTATCCTTACCAACACCCTGTTCTCCCTGTATAACAATACAAGTAGCTGGTTTCTCAAATGGTTTTTGTATTAGATGCGCAACCCACTTCTCAATATAGTCAAACACTTCTTTGTCTTCATTTGAAATCAAATTGAGTACGTTTTGTATAGTTTCAATACTTCCCTCTACTGGTTGACATTCAAAGTCAACAAATATATTATAGCTTTCTGGCGGAGCATCTTGTTTGGGTAAATATACTAGGTTTTCGTATGTTCGTATTTTAGAATCCTTGACCCATTTGTCAATGAATAATTTGCCATCGCATGATAAATTATTATATAAGTGATGTAACTCATTTGACTTCAAAAACTGAACTCCATTATATAAGCGAACATACAGAGGAGGATTCATCAGTTTAAAATGCGTCTTCTCAAACTCAATCTTCATGTATTCATAATTTCCACACTTCAATTGTTCATACGCAGAAGGATTATCTTCTTTTAGAAAGTTCCAAAGTACATCGATTCCCAGAGTACCTTTTGTAAATGTACTCCATTTCTTCTGACATTCACCAGCTTTCCATTTAGAAGATTTACGACTCCAATTGTTCCATATTTCCACATCCTCATTCTCATTGAAACATACCATTCCTATCGTAATCCAATCCTCATATGAGTCTCGTGATAATTCATTCAATATCTTTGAGATCAAAGTCTCCTTTGTTTTCTTTGGCACTTCTAGATATTGACATCCTTCTGGAATATATGAGATGATAGTATCAACTGGCTCTCCTTTTACTAAACGAAGTGGTCTATTTTCACCATCCTTATTGCTATTTAGCATTCGCATCTTTTGATTCGCACCATATACACCAGTATCCAATTTCACACCTTCTGGTAGGTTTAATTTAATTTGAGAGACCCAAAGTTTATTATCGGCCTTGCTTGTAGAATAGTTTGTCATAACAAATCTCCAACTAATTTTGTTATGTAAAACTGATGAGGCAGTTAACAAGCAATAGGATTCAGTACTCAAAAATGATTCAAGTTCCTCTCTTGTTCTTCTGTCAACCTCTTCAAATGTAGAAGGATCACACTTTCCATCAATATCACCATAGGGGCGATTAACGTCGTTTAAAACTTCATAACAGTCAGTACGGGTTTGTAGGTTAAAAAGAACCTCATCTACCGTAAAGTCTGTTGCATTCTTAAAGGAGGCACGTAATCCTTTGGCGACCTTGACTGTCATATTATTATTATATAATAGAGATTATTTAAACTCATTTAACTTGCTCTTCAATTTTCATTTCTTCAACTTTGACTTTTCGGGGGCGACCTCGGGGCTTGGGATTCGGATGCATTCTTCTATAATATGCAGCCGAGGCCCTCTTTACGGCTTCATAATGCTTCTGGGCGGGGGTGAGTTCATCCATTGTTTATTATATAGTATATTATATTAAAATGCCAAGCTACCTAACTTGGTCAAATAAATTCGTTGTCACGTATTCAGTAGACGAAAACGGATTTGAAACAAAGAAAACTCGCCGTGCGACTATTTTTGATAAACTCCTACCATACCAAACACCTAGACCAAAGGCTGTCGTTTCAATCCATAACAAGTCCAAACCGCTCCATTCTTAATCAAACTGACATATGTTTGCTGAACCTTTGTTAGCTCTACTATTTTCTTTTGTGTTTTTCCTTCATCCAATAGTACCTTAACCTGATCAAAGAGTACTTTGTTCAGGATAGTGTTTTGACAACTATTTCCTCTTCTGTTTACCATTTATTTATATACATTATACCGCAGGAAAATCATCTGGCAGAGGAGATCCATCTGCGTAGAAAAAGAATAACGCACGAACAAATCTACTATATCTAGCAACGATCATTTCCTTAGGATTCTCTTTATTCACCATATACTTATAAAAATCGGATTCAACTACAAGACGCTGGAATTCTCTACGAGGAAGTTGCTTACTGAGTTCATTTGCTGCTAATGCACGTAATTTTGCAACTCGCTTCGTAAACTCCTTAAATTTCTCAGGACTCACTCTCTTTTGTAAATCAGCACTTAGAAACTTAATATCACTATCAATTTTATCTTTAAAATAGCCACCACCCGTATTAAATGGAGGTGCTGGAAAGGGATATGCTGCACTAGCAGCAGGTACCAAATTACCTGATGCCAGTCGTGCCCATGTATCAAAATTTGGTCCACTTACTAAATTATATGCTTGAAATCCACCTTTCATGTTTGAAAGAGTCAGAGCAGCTTCGATATCCTTACCCATCTCTTCAATATTCTGAACCATCTGTACAACAGGTTTAATATCACGTCTAAGTTCAAGAAAGTTATTAGCAGCATTAATAAGTTCTTCTTGTTCTTGTCCATATGCCTGTGCAACTTGTGCAGCTTTGTTTCCATAGAAATCATGTAAATGACATTCAAGAGGTTGATTAATAGGTACAAACGCATATGAATATGGAGCAGCATTAGGAATGAGTTCTTTTACACCACCACGCATCTCATTTGCTCGACGAACATGCATCATATGTTTACGACGAGTATCCCCACGTCCAGGTCTACCACCACCTTGATTTTGACCCATTTGAACAACTGTACCAGAAAATTGTGCTACTTGCTCAGCAGTTGGAGGTAATTGTTCGGGTTGAGGCTGTAATGTTCCATAAGGAGCAATATTTGCATCTAACTCATGAAGTCTATTTATTAATCGCTTTCGTCTAGTAAAACCAAGCTGATTTCCATTGTTTGGTATTTGTATACCATTTGAAATATCATTACTTAATCCAGCTACATAAGTATCTGCACCTTCGATTGCTTGACGAACCGTATTATTACGAATAGTAGGGTTCATAAATATCGCTCGCATAGCAACTAATGTATCATGCCTAACATTTGCCATTTATTATAGTAAGTTATTATTTACCAAGTCCATTCATTTTCACATACTTTGAAGCTTCACCAAGCTTCATTCCATGCTCCTGCATCGCACGCTTGACCGCAAGCGAGTGGGCAGTCGGGCCCCGCTTCTTACGCATTCCTCCACTAGAAGAAGGAGCAGTTCCCTCTTTGAAACTTTTAGTTTTAATATCCCAATATACACCACCCATACTATTCATACCACCCATACTAGGCATGCTAGGCATGCTAGGAGCAGGCATCGGAGCAGGCATCGGAGCAGGAGCAGGAGCAGGAGCAGGAGCAGGAGCAGGCGCAAAAGGAACAGCAGCAGAAGGCAAATCATAATCTGTCTTACAACGACCAAGTCCTACCATTTTAAGGGCACGGCTTAGTTTAGAAGCATTTGATGCCTGAGTAGGAACCACAACAGGAACCACTTCATCAAGAACAAAATGAATCCCCGCCTTATTCTTCTTTAATTCACTATAAATATCCATTAGCGATAGTCCTCCATGAAATACCATCTTTGTAGCACGAGCCTTACGTGCCTTACGAGGCTTGCCAAGACCAGCAAGAGTTAGTCCCTTGTCTACAAGCTGTGCAGCCTGCTGGTGCTGATTAGGAATAAAATCACTTTGAAGAGCCTGATGTACGTAAGGCATATAGGGACGAGCCTCATCGATATACTGACTCATACTTTTCTTGCCACCGACTTTACGAGGGGTTGCCATTTTTGTTATAGTATAGACGGAGATAAAATAACATCTAAAAGATTGGGATTTCCACAACACTTTTAAATATTTCGTAACTGATAAATGAATAAGACGTTCCTATCTTTTGAGAAGGACGGAGAGCCTATCGCAAAGGTAGTAGGAGGCGATTTGGCAGGAGAGATACTTTATATATCACAAACCGATCATAAAAAGAAAAAGAAGCATTTATCTCTTCCAAGAGGAATAAAACTCCCTCCTAGAAAAGCTTCGGAGATACTTTTATTTTTGAATGACGCATATAGTAAAGGAATACCCCCAGAACATCTGAATGCTCCTGTATCTATTAAAGAGCTATATGAACGTATGTATTCTAATGCAGAATCTTCAACTGAAATTAATCTACCTCCAAACTCAACTTTTAGCCTACTTCCGACTTCTGATTCTAAAACTCGTGATGTATATTATGTTTGTGGACCTTCTGGCTCAGGCAAATCTTATATCGCAAAAACATTAGCACAAGAATATCATTCTAACTTTCCTGATCGTCCTATATATTTGGTCTCTAAGCTACTCGAAGATTCTACGCTTGATAAATTGAAGTATCTTCAACGCATTGCCCCCGAGAAGTTGGTAGAGATGCCAATTGACAATCTTGATGTATTGAAGGACTCTCTTGTTATATTTGATGACATAGAAAATTTTGACAAGAAGACTGATGCCGTCCTACAAAATTTAATCAATTCTATTGCCTCTACTGGTCGTCACGCAAATGTGAGTATGATATATATTACACACTTGCTTTCAGATTACAAACGTACTCGACTCCTTCTACAAGAAGCTACACGATTTGTCTTGTATCCTCAATCGACTGGTGGACACGCATTGAACTATCTCCTCCAAAACTACCTTGGAATGGATAAGGAAGAAATCAGTGCTCTTCGTAAGTCTGGAAGTCGATGGGTTTGTATTTCAAGACAGTATCCTAATTGGGTAGTAACAGAAAATTCTGCTCGTATTATGAATGTGTAGTAGTCTTTGGAGATCCAGTCGCCAATAATTTCTTCTCGTTAGGAGGAGTACCTGAATCAATATGAATATCAACTATATGTTGACCACAACACTTGCTTAGCAAATGAAAGTGACGCAATACCATTATTGACTTCTCAATAACATGAATCAATATCGATGTTCCACCAAGAGCAATCCCAGCTTCCATTATTATACATTTATATTATAATGGCAACTATCAAGGCTTATGGTAATGGGTTTCGAACGTATGTCAATGGGACTGTTCCTGTATCTCGCAAACCTGTATCGTTGGAAAGAGCAAGTCAACAAAGACAAGCTCTTATTTTTGACAAAGAAAAAGTTCTAGGATACTCGTTATCCGATTCCGATATTAAAACAATCATTCCAACATTGAAGATAATTAGCTATCCCGACCTTCTCAAATATAATGATATCGACTCTGCCCTTGATGAAAAGGGACGATTGATGATTTTGTATCTGACTACGGATATGAATGTTGGGCACTGGACTTGTCTTTTAAAATCAAAGGATGGTAAGAAGTTAGAGTATTTTGATTCATATGGAGGATATAAGCCTGATCAGGAATCAGAGTGGTTATCAAAGGGAGAATTAGAAAGATTTAGTCAAGATACTAATCACCTTACTGAACTATTAAAGAATTGTCCCTATAAGGTAGTCTATAATCGTTATCCTTTTCAAAGTGAGAATCCAGGAGTGGCAACCTGTGGAAGACACGCCGTCACACGATTGTATTTCAAACATTTGCCTTTATCCAAGTATACTCAGATGATTATTGACTCTGGAATACCACCCGATGATTTTGTAATGAACTTTACATATAAAATGATAGGTAAATAATATCCTACTTAATATAAATGTCAGGAGCTGGCAATGTACAATTTATGGAAGGAAGGGTCAATGGTTCTGATCCTGATACACTATATTACAATGCAATGATTATCAATAACTCAACTTCAACGACTGTTGCTGAGAATGATCCTTCAATTTTATATCAGGATACTCGTATTCTTCCTTTGTTGAAAGATAAATCAAAGTATCAGATTAGCGTAGAGAACTTTGTTATCAATGGTGCTGGAAAGACTCTTCCTTTACTCATTCCTCAAATTCAACCTGGTAGTGCTCAGGGAGGTACAAATACTAATCCTAATAATACAGTATATTCTATTTCATTCACTTGGACTTCTGATGATGGTGTAGCATATCAATCTCTTCGATTCATTCAATGGGAACCTGAAAATAAGGCAAAATTCACAATACAACCAGTAGGTACTTATACTGGTCCTCAGGAAAATACTGATTATTATTATTGCTATTCGTATACTCATTGGTTAAGATTGATGAACAATGCATTAGCAATGGCATGGGGAGATGTATATAATGCAGCAGTTACTGATGATGGACGTACAATGGGAACTAAATGTCCATTCTTTACATACGATCAAATTGGAAATTTGTTTTCACTCTGGCAAGATGCGAATACTTGTATAACTCCATATGGAACTGCTGTTGGTAGAGATGTTTCTACTGCTACTGTTGCAAATCCTCCCAATCCTTATCATATCTTTGGTCCGCCTGCCGAAGATGCTACCTACGAAGCAGGAGAATATTCATTTGTAGGATATAATACAAATTTTGAAGGCCTATTATCTAATTTCAATACTACATACTATGCTGATGAAAGAACGTATGATGCATCGGGTGTATATATGAGTTCAGCACAAGGAAATGCTACGTGTGCAAATATAACTAGAACTACGAAGCGTATTTTATATCCTGAAAATGTAGTTAATGTTTCTGCACTTCCTAATTTGCAAGATCCAACTGGATGCGAGCAATCGACCCCGATTACTCTAAAATGCCCATTTGGAACTGATACATATTCTGGTAGTACTCCTCTTTATTATGTAGTTACGCAGGACTTCCCAAGTACAAGTACTCTTTGGAGTCCAGTGGCAACAATTAATATTGTAACTTCATTTATCACAGTTCGAGAGGAGTATTCGGGAACACCTATTACACTTGGTAGTGGTAACTTAGGAGGAAATGCGTCGACTGGTAGCTTCCAAAAAGCTCTAACAGAAACTCCTATTGATGTTGATACTCAGGAAGGATGGAGAGGTCTCCTCACATATGAACCTAAGGTTGATACATATTCAAGCCTTGGTCTTTCAAAGGATGAATTAAAGAACTTGAACGTTATAGTAACATGGAGAAATCGCTTGACAAATGTTCAGAATCCCCTACTTCTCTACAATGGTGGTTCGATGACATTAAGGCTCAAATTCAAGAGAATGTACGAATAATTTATCTCTTCAACTATATAAAACATGGAAGTCTCAAAGTATTCTGTTGTGGACCCCCGAATTGTTCAGCACAAGCCCAAGTATGCTGTTGAGAAGGGCGCCCTCAGTATCACGAATCAGACTTTCTCTGCGATCGCAAACTCGGCATCGCAGCAGACGTTCCAGGTCCAGGTCCCTTCCGAGAATGTGTTTGTCGACCGTGCTGTTGATTGGGTGAACACGGCGAATCTAATTGTGACGGTTACTTATACCTCTGCCCCCGCTCAGTACACAATTCTTGCTCAGCCTGGTGTGAACTTCTCTCTTGCGCCGTTCCCTATTACGCAGACGGTTAGCACGATGACGGCTACGATTAACGATCAGACTGTTACAGTGAACACGACGGATGTTCTGCCCCAGATCCTCCGTCTTGCGGACCTTGCGAAGACCCGCATGCAGCGTACGTGCCCTACTATGCTCGACAAGTACTATGCGGTTCAGAATGCGTCGAATGTTCCGAACTCACCTGTTGGTGCGTGGGGAGCTTCTTATGATTCCTCTAATGTTCCGTGTGGTGCGTGGGGAGATCTGAGTTTCTTTGTTCCTCAGGGTGAGGTAAATGTATCACTCGGTACGGGTGCAAATGGAGTTCCGAAGGGTCTTCCGTATGCGAATAAGGCTGCTGGCGCTGGTATTTTATCAATGACATTTGGAGTTACCTTCTCAACTGCTGAGAAGCTGGTCCTCCCTCCGTTTATCTTTTCCGATGAGGATGAGCTTTCTACGGGACTCTTCGGTGTTCAGAACATCCAGTTCACGGCTAACTTTAATGTGCCGACTCGTGCGGTTCGCATGGTAAATGCGAGTGCATACTCAACCCCGCCCACTGTTGCGTGGGCGACCGTGAGTTCTTCACAGACGCTTCCGTCTCCGTTTTCACGTGCTGTTCTCCAAGTGCAGTTCCTAACGCCGTCACTCGATATCCCGCTCCCCGCAAAGAGCGTTGTGCCATGGATGGAATTCCCTCGTTACATCTCTCCTGTGTCTGCCGTTATCCCTTCTTCGGCGGGACAGTCTATTCAATCTCAGACGATTACGCTCCCTAGCATTCCTGATCTTCTCGTGGTGTATGTTAAGCCTCAGTCTTATCCTAATCCGTGCCAGGGTGATTGGTCTCTTCCTATCAGCAAAATCTCTCTGAACTTTGATAACTTCTCTGGTCTGCTTGCTAACCACAGCCAGTATGAACTGTACAAGATGTCAGTGAATAACGGACTTGTTATGGATTGGGACGAGTGGTCGGGAGCTGCGTGGGTTACTGGTTCTGATGCACAGACTAGTGCTGGACTTACTGCTCTGGTTGGTGGTCCTCTGGTTCTCCGCCCTGGTCGTGATTTCGCTCTCCAAACTGGACAGGCCCCTGGACTGGTTGGTAACTTTACTCTCCAATACGATCTGACGGTGGATAACTCCGCTGCACAGACATCTTCTAGTACTGTGAGTATCTACACGATCTCAGTGAACTCTGGTCTCTTTGAGACGATCAAGGGTTCCTCTCGTATCCTCAAAGGAGTGGTTACGGAGCAGGATATCCTTGCTGCGCCCGTTGCGAAGGTGGAGGAGTCTCTGGACCGCCTTGTTGGTGAGGGTAATAATAAGATGGGAGGAATGGGAAAGAGTCGTGGTGGAATTAAGGATTACCTCCGTGCCTAAATATAAATACAATACTTCAAAGCAATATATAAATATGTATTGACTTGAAATAATATCTAGTATAAATAAATGTCTGGCCCTACTGGAACAGCAATAATACGACGAGGAGTAGTAGTACTATCAGAAGCTACTACTGTATTAGTAACTGTTGATTTTGCTGATACTAATTATTCAGTAGCAATTACTCCCGAAGCAAATCCTTCATGTAATTATTGTGCATCAGTAATATCATCAACTCAATTTCTACTCGAAGCAAATAGTCCTGGAAGATATAACTGGATTGCAACAACTGGTGGAGCTGGTGCTACTGGACCTAAGGGAGAAACTGGTTCTACTGGTCCTCAGGGTATGACAGGTCCTCAGGGAGCTACTGGTGAGACAGGTCCTATGGGTGATACTGGTGGAACATATACTGGACCTACTGGCCCTACTGGTTCCGATGGACCTACTGGCGCTGATGGTCCTACTGGACCTACTGGCGCTGATGGTCCTACTGGCTTTACTGGTCCTGCTGGAACTGCTGGTTCAGTTCCTACATGGTTATTTGCTATAAGTGATGTAGAACCAACCTATTTCTCTCCAAACGCTAATCTAGTTGTAGGAGATATAATAGAATTAAATCTAAGTGATATTCCATATTCGGGAAGTAGACCACTATTTACTGGAACATTAGATTCACAATTAGCTACTGGATTACCAGTTATTCTTTCAGTTGTTTCAGTAGATGGACTCTACACATTTACTATGCAAGTCTCAAATCTTCAAGTTGATTATGATTTTAGTTATATTGAGGGAACTATACTTTCTACTACTCACACACTTTTTCCTGGTGGTACAGAATGTTCATTTGTTAGTGCTCTTGGAGGCCCTACTGGATCAACTGGCCCTACTGGTGATATTGGACCTACTGGTTCTAATGGAGCTACTGGTTCCGATGGACCTACTGGACCTACTGGTGCTGATGGACCTACTGGATTTACTGGCGCCGATGGGCCTACTGGCTTTACTGGTCCTGCTGGAACTGCTGGTTCAGTTCCTACATGGATATATAGTGAAGGTGATGAAACAGTACCTACTTATTTCTCTCAATCTGATCCATTAGTTGTTGGAGAACCAATAACAATTAGTTGGAATCCAACTGCATATTCTGGAAATAGTTCATTATTTTTTGGAACATTACAATCACAATTAGCTACTGGATTACCAGTTATTCTTTCAATTGTTTCAACAGATGGAGTTCAAACTTGTACTATATTAGTTTCACTTCTTGAACCTGGCACATATTATTATATAAATGGAACTACCCTTTCAACAGGAGATACAGAATTTATTACTGATACAGAATGCTCATTTGTTAGTGCTCTTGGAGGCCCTACTGGATCAACTGGACCTACTGGTGATATTGGACCTACTGGTTCTAATGGAGCTAATGGTACTCCTGGATCTACTGGACCTACGGGCCCCTCTGGCGGTCCTGCTGGACCTACTGGCTTTACTGGTGCTGATGGAGCTACTGGACCTACTGGTTCCGACGGACCTACTGGAACAGTATATATTCCCAGAGGTTCTTATTATTATAGTACTGAGGCTCCTCCTGCTTATTCACCAAACGATCTTGTAGTAAATAATAATCAAGTTGTTGATAATATTAGTAATCCATTAAATACTCCTGATAATAATACGTATGTATGTAAACTTGGAACTCTTTATGGTGCTCCTGGACCACTTGATCCAACTGTACCTACTTGGACAGATTATTGGGGGTTATTTGTTGCTGGTGGACCTACTGGCTTTACTGGTTCCGATGGAGCTACTGGGCCTACTGGCTTTACTGGTTCCAATGGACCTACTGGCGCTGATGGACCTACTGGCGCTGATGGACCTACTGGCGCTGATGGACCTACTGGCGCTGATGGACCTACTGGCTCTGGTGCAGTAGCATCTGGAATAGCTAGCTTCTATATTCTAGAAACCTTTAATGCAACAGCACAATCTTTTGGTGCTGGTGTTGCTGCTCCTGTATATGTAGAAATTGAAACTGGTGTTAGCGCACTAACAACAACTTCTAATGTTCAATGTACATTATATGGAGATAATCAAACTGATGTAAGTATTGGCGGTCCTGCTGATACTGAGGATTATGCATCTTCTTGGATAATGACAGCTGCTCCTCAGGATGGTGGAAGTATATATGCATATCTAGCTACTATTCCAACAAATCTTGATCTAGAAACACCTACTCAATTAGCTAAATCATTTTATATTGCATGGACTATATTATCACTATAAATAGAATACAAGACAAAACTCAAATGGAACTCCAACTGGAACTCTATTTGAATTACA